CATTGTCATCCTCAATAAATGCCTTAGCCGATGCCTTGCCAAAATTAACTAGGGCAGTAGCACTTAACGCTACGCCAAAAGTCTTGCCTAAGCTCTTTACGCTTTTTTCAAAACCGCTGATCTGCTTTTGGCCTTTGGATAAGGCTTTACCATCCCATGTAGCAACGGCATTAACAAATAAATTAGGCATCTTCATGCGGCTAGTCCAAACGCATCGCGGTTAAATTTAGCAATGGTATTAAATATTGCTTTTACTACTGCAGCTTGTGCCTTGCCTTGATCCTCATGCCATGCGCGGTAAATCATGCGGCCGCGTTGCTCGCGACCTGTACCGTACAAAGGCCCCATGCGGCTAATGAAATGTGCGCCTGCGCCTGGGTTATTTGATTTGCTCTTACTGTCACCGTTTGGATTTCTACGGCCAGCGGTTTCGTAGATCGATCCCGATGCAGAATCATTGGCAACAAAGTACAAGGCCTGCCATCCGTTTTTGTTTCGCTTGCTAGGGGCTTGTGAGTAATAGATACCTTTACTAGCTGACGTAGCATCGTATAACGGAAAGCGGCGTAAACGGCCTTCAGTATTGAAAGTACGAAAAGCCGAATTACGCGCGGTGATCTTTCGGCCTTTCGTGCCTTCGTTCCAGTTATACAGGTTACCCGGTACTGGACTAGGTGCATATGATCTTGCCTTATCCCGTATAGGCACCATCACGCCCCTAATTTCTTTGTTCATTTCTTTTAGTAGTTCAGGGTCATACTTGCTCAACGCTTTAACCGTATCCTTAACGCCGTCTAGACTTACTGGCATCGTGTATCTCCTTAGATCGGTCTTTCATCGCTTGCAGTAAGGCCGCAAACATCCTGTTATCAAGTGCTAATAAATCATTTGGCGGTATTCCCGTTTCCAAACTGATCCGTGCGATCAGGTAGGTTAATGAGTCACGCCTTATGCTTCCGGGTCATCGTCTAGCACTTCAACCTTTTTTAGAGTTTCAAGAAATGCTGGGCCGAATACTTTTACGTTTTCGCCGCTACTTCTCAAGCACTCCCAGGATAACCAGAACAGCATGGTTTGCATCTCATCATCTCTAAAGGCCTTGTGAAAGCCTTTTTTGTAATTTAATTCAAACGCGTATTCAATCGATGGCGTAATTTGGTGTTCGGTGATCGTGCCATCTACCCTTGTGATTTTTAACTTAGCCATTGGTTAGCCCCTTTTCTGTTTGGTTTATACGGTTGTATCTACAACGATTGCGCTGTTGCAGGTAAATGTAATGCTCTGGCTGCTGATGTCCCCGACGGCGCCGTTAATGTCGGTAGTATTATTCACAAGCACCGTAGTTTGATATTCAGGATTCGTTGCTGAAATAGCAGAGCTTGTTTGCTTTAGTGTTAGCGGTACGGTTGTACCCCATGCAGCTTGCAAAGTCTGTAGTACTTCACCTGTAGCTGTATCGTTTAAGAAATCAAGCGTAATAGTGCTGGACTCTAAACCCTTTACAAACTTGTGAGCAGTATCGCCCATTGCAGTAACTTCAAGTTCATCAAATGTACGGTTGATTGTTGCACTTGTAACGTGATCGGATAGATCGACTGAGTTCAAAGTTACAACTACACCGTTAGATAGAAAAATGGCCATTTATTTATTCCTCTGTATTCTCGGTTGCTGTTGGTTTTGTTTTTGTTTCTTTTAGCGGCTTAGGTTCATCCGCTGGTATTTGGCCGATCTTGACCAAAAACGCTTTATCTGCATCTGTTAGTGCCATGTGTTTAACTCCAGCTCGTTAGTACGGATATAGAAAATTCAGCGGTTAAAAGATCGCCGCTATCGGCTGCAAGTGTTCCCGGCGCGCTAACACCTGTAACGTTAAAAGATATTGACGATGCAGCTAGTTTGTTAAATGCTGCAACAATAAAATCCTCAATGCCTTGCAAATTACCCTGGTTGTCGAACATCGGACACGTTAAGAGAATCCGAAAATTAGCCATAGGCGAAATCGTGGCGTAGCTGTTATTGCTTGGCGTAATGTATGGATCGCCTGGTATCACGATGCAGCTGTTGGCCAATATCGTTGCAGGCGGGTAACTAAATACCGACCAAACTCCGTTATTAGTCAATGCTGTAGCGATAGTGCTACGCAACGTTGTAATTGCAGCGGTAGTCATTACCCCACCATGCTGTTCGGGTTCATGTACGGTGCTAGTAATCCGCGAATCTTGCCAATCATGCTGTTACCCATACGGTAAGGAGATGGGCTAAAGCCATCTAAACCTACGCCGCCAGTCTGAGATACCTGGCGCGCTTGCCAAATGTCCACGGCCAAGATCATCGCACTTTCGCGAACGCTTGGAGTATTAACGTATGTAGCAGTTTTTGTATCCTCGCCTGTTGCAGTTCCATAAGGTAATACACGGCGGAAATTTTGATCGGCTGCAGTTTTTGCATACTGGATAAAACTGTAACCTTGTGGGTACTGGTAATAGTTCAGCTGTAAATTAAACGCTGGCAAAATATTAGATGTACCTGTTGAAAATGGGATAGTTCCAGTAACGGTATATGAGCCATTAAAAGTAGATCCAGCCCCGGCAATACTTACTGTTTGCCCAACGGTAAATATGCCGGGGTTAGCGATCATTACGGTTGCAACGTTATCTACCAATGCAGTCCCCACGACTGGCGCAGAATCAAACCAAAGGAAACTGTTAATTTGATCCTGAGCAGATTGGCAAACTTCCTCAACCGTACTATCTGAGTAAAGAGTACCGATACCTAAATTGGCGCGTAGTTCGGCTACGGTGACGTATGTTGCTGCCATCTCGGTACTCCTTACTTAGTAGGGGTTGGTAGGGCAAAGGGCTAATGCCCTACCAACTATTAGGGTTTTTATCAGGTTAGGTTGTAGCGAACTAAACCGTTTGGCATTTTCACAATCGTGGCCATAAAGCCATAAATTGCAACCTGGATCTGTAGGTTTGAAACTACGTTTACTGACATATAAGCCTGTGGGCTGCGGTAAACAGTCATCGCCTCAGGTGCCACGATAAATGCAGAATCATCAATAGTAGTAGAAACCATTTGGTGATCGACATATAGATCAAGGCCAAGTACGTTGCCGCGGATAGATGTAGGTGTTGATAGTCCGCCTGAGTTCATTGGCTGACCAGCATTGTAGATAGGGCGGCCTGTTGAATCAGTAGCACCCATTAGTAGTGACCATTGAGATGGCCCAGCGACATAATTCTTAGCAAAGTAGCTTGTATTCTTGTAAATATTTGCTGACTCTGTAGAAACGTAAGAGATGATACCTGCAGATGTAGCTGCTACTGCAGTACCTTGTACGCCGCCTGCTACTACGTCTGCAATTACTGCAGCATCTGTAGCAAGTGAGTATGCGCGCTGTAACTGGTTAGTTAGTTCAGCATAGAAATTTGGGTCTGAACGTTCTAGCAGTTCAATGCTGATTGTGTTCATACCTGAGTACTTTTTAACAGTTCCGCTTAGGTACTGTGTAACCATACCTGTGTTTTGGACTGCGCCTGCCTCAGCTTCAACAGTTACAACTGGTGCTGTACCTGATTGGCCGCCTGCAGATGTAACCAATGACGGTACGGAAATAGTCATACCTGAATTTGGCAAAACGCCAGATGATAGGGCGTTAATCATTGGTGTATCAAAGTTTGTATTGGATACAAATTCTGATAGGTACTGTGTTGGGTTAAATGCTGGGTTTGTTGTAAATGAATCATCTGCAGCTGTAACGTAAAGAATTGAATCCTTATCGCCCATAGCGGCCTTGATCTTATGCTCGGTGTACTTCGCCATCGATGTAATCGGTGTGCGAATTGTTTGGCTGTCTAATACGGATGGGCGAATAATTGGGCGCGCAGCTTCAACTGGTGCAGCCTCAACTGGCTTCTCTGCCGGCACATCCGGGGTATCAATAGGGGCTGTGGTCACAGCTGCCTCGCTTTCGGTTTCGTTTTCGGTTTCGATCTCTACGATTGTCGTATTGATCGTTGTTGTTTTTGTGCTTGTGCTTGTTGCTGCCTCTAGTGCAGCTCTTGCAGCTGCAATATCAGTAACCGCCGCTGAATCAAATGCAGCCGTTTCAACTAGGCTGACTTCTTTCAGGACTGCAGCGGTAACTAACAGGTAATCTTTCATCGGCTTAGATGCGGTTACATCCACACCTACGGATAAGCCTGATACTAGATTTTCCTGAGCAAGTACAAGTGCATCCTGTCCCCGGGTGCTACTTGAAATTTTGAACGATGCGTAAATGCCATCGGTGCTATCGCTGAAATTAACTGCGCGACCTACAGGCTTAGTACTGTCATGCTGCATTAGCAATTTAATTTTTGCTGTATCTGGAATTGCAATCGATCCGCGTTCAAATACAACAGGGCCAGCGGATGTATAGCCGACCTCGTTATATGGCGCGATCTTTCCAGAAATAACGCGGCGATCTGTATCGGCCGCCTCGATTGAATTACTGAACGTTAGGTGCAACATTGACTGTATCTCCTGATCCATTTGGCGTTAGCTGTTCCATCTCTTGTGCCTGCGATACATCGATTAAACCTAGATTTAGCATCTTTTCGATTGCATCTAGTCGCGCCATAGTGTCTGCGCGTAGGAAAGTTTCATCTACAGCAAAACGCACACGATTACCGTGCGCTGTTAAATCATCCATTGATAAACGGTTTTCAATCGCGCTAATAAATGGTTGTAATGAGTACGCTACAAATTCTTTACGGCCATCTAAAATATTTTGATATGTCATGCTGTTATTCATATCTGCAGAAATATAATATGCAGGCACGTTCATTAAACGCGCAATTTCAGTAGCAAGGTATTGGCTACTTTCGTTGTAAGTCATATCTTTAGGGCTAAAACCAATATTTTGCGCTTCTAAAGTGCTAGTCAAATATGCGGTACTACGATTTTGTCTAGCCGATTTCCATGCAGCTAATAAACCTTGTACCTGCGCTTCTGGTAAATCTGCGCCTGTATTTTTTAAAATAGTAGTTGCCATTGGAGTAGCAGCGGCAACAGCTGCAGCCTTTTGAATATCTAACGCAGCTTGAATAGTACGGCCACCAGTTTGTAATACACCTGGTAACAATGATTGGAAAGTAACAAGCGATCCGATACCGGACATTGGCACTTGTACGCCATTGACTGCATAATATTGAACTTCATCGCCGTACTTATTTGTAGTTACGGTAACGCGTGTATTAGGTACAAATTCAAAACCTGACGGGCGGCCATCATCTGCATAAAGAGATGTAACGCGCCAATATGCAACGCCGTAAAATAAAAGTGCATCTACTGTGTACGCTATTGTCACACTTAGTGGCTGGCGTATATCGGGTTGATCTAGCCAAACTGGAGATTCTAATTTCTTTCCAGTAGTTTTTTTATATAAACCTAGATCGATACTAGAGATTACGCCTGCTATTAGGTTACGGCAGCGGCTAACGCTGGGTACCTGGAGTGCAATATTGCGATCTAATGCAACGCCATAACCGTAGTTAGATAGGCCGCTGTTGTAGCTGTACATGCCAGCACCGTAAGTGCTATCCATAATGGCAGGGGCATATTGGGCAGTAACTTCTGCCTTACCCTTAAACCCTAGCGTTTCCAGTAATCCCATAAGGGCGATTTTCTCAAAATGTCAAGCATTTAACCGATTGTGTTCGGCGTGTCGCTAGGCGTATATCTTGGCTTCGGCTATTGGCTGGGCTAGTACATGAACGCACATAGCAACGCCGATGGCAATATCAATCGGGCCAGCGGACTTACGCCGTACCAATCTCCAGGCGGCATCGTTTACCTTGGCAGCTGAATTGTTCATATGCTGGATAAATAATTCTTGCCCACTATGAACTAATCGGCCGTTACTCAGGGCATCGTGTAAATCGCTACAAGCTGTATAAAACTCAGCACCCGAAATATCCCGAACTGCTACGCCTGACATCTCTAAGCGTTTGGCGATCGATGCCGTAGTGTATTTATCAAAGCAAACGGTACGGGGATAGTAGAGATCGCACCATCCCTTAATGCTGGCCGCAATCTTTAGCTCATCTACGGCTACGGTATTGCTATAGGTTTCAAGTACGGCAACCCCTACACGGCCATCGGGGAGTATTTGGGACATAACTAGGCTGGCATCGCGGCGGCTAGGGGATACGTCAAAGGCAAATATCGTAAGTGGCCCCGGGGACATTTTTAGGCTGTTATCGCTACAAGCCTCAATCGATCCATGTGGCCACGGTGATTGCATACTGTCGATCCATTGCATTAACGTTTCCGTGCGAAATTGCTCTACCGATTGGGTATTTAGGGCTTCCTCGATCGACTCCATAGTGATCGTATGTCCTAGGGCTGGGTTAGCCTGCCGCCAGCCGTCACGGTCTGTTATAGGGGCAAACTGTGGCGCGCTGTACTCATAGTAACCAAATGATTTGGCTGGGTTAGATAGGGCGCGTTCTCGCAGCGAATTTAGGACTGTACTAAAGGCATCGCCAGCGTTACTACATAACAAGGTTTGGGCATTAGGCCGCGCACGGGTAGTAGGTAGGGCAGCGGCATAACCTTCCTCGGTAATCTCGCGAACCTCATCTATAAATAGTAAATCGGCAGTACGGCCACGCGATCCGTCACGGGTAGCAGCTACAACGTCTAAACGTGCGCCATTTAGCAGCTCGATCGACTCCGTACCATTGGCGTAGCGGATGGCCTTTACCTGGGCTTTAAGTTCCGGGCAACCTTCAATAGCCCAGGCAACCTCGCGAAAGGTAGCCAATGCCATGCCGCGATTTGATGACATGATGAGTATTTTCTTTTCGTCAAACAAAAACATCCCTGCAAGTATCCGCATACGGGCTAGGTGAGTTTTTCCGTTTTGCCTAGCGCACATGACCAGATTAGTACGCCTAATAAACGCGTTATCGCTATCGACCCTAAGCATGTCCTCTAATACAAAGCGTTGCCACGGCAGTAGGGGATAGCCAATCTTGTCTGCTAGATCGGACACCTCATCGATGCGGCTTTTACCTTTAAGCAATGGACTGTGTAGCCGTGGTTTCACTAGCCCCTGTTTGGACTGTTTGGTTTTGGTACTCATCCCGTTGCCCCTTGCTCAGGCTGGCCAAAACACGGGCCTGTTTGAACCGTTACCTGGGTGATCGGGGAGATTTGTCCTGG